CCAATTTTATTTTCTGCATCTTGTACAAGAAATTCATTGTAAGCTTTAGTATGATCTATCTCTACTTTTTGTAAACCTTTGCCTAGTTGAGGTAAATAAAAATCATTTAAATATAAAGCTCTAATACCTTTAACATTACTTCTACTTGTTTCGTTATATTCAGCTAACGCTGTTTGATATTCAACTGAATCTGGTGCAAATTGACTTAAAGGAAGTTGAAATGTTGTTCCATCTTCTTGTTGCCTTTCGACTGTATAATTTTTAAAAAATTTCTTAGCATCTGTCTCTGCCATATTTCCTAATCGAATAGCTAATTGTTTTTCTATTCCAGATTTAAATGCTTTATTACGACCAATAATTTGTCTTGCTGCTTCTGGTCCTTCTGTTTTATTAATTGCACCTATATATTTTTTTAGATCTGCTTTACTTGATTGTATAATCACTTCCATTGCTCTTTGTTCTTGTATCTCATCTGCTTTCTCTTTTTTTTGTTTTGCAAATTTTAAAAGGTTAGGATTTACTACAGATAAAATATCAGTTAATTCTTCTGCTCCTGTTTTCGGTTGAACTCTAGGTTGTGGTACATAAGTATCAATTATAGGAGCAAGCTCGATAGAAGTGTTAAAAGAATTTGTCATATTTAAATAGTTCCAGCAGCCCAATCATAAGTTAAGGCTTTACTTCCAACACCTAAAGCAATTTGCGTCATCGAAGGAATTTGATTATAAGCTTGATTTATATTACTTTGACCTGCACTTAACTGTCTGCCAAGTTGTGCGTCATAACCTCTTACTTCTAATCCTAGATTTTTTCTTTGTGCTGCATTACTTATATTTAAATTATTTCCAACGTTAGCTCCTTCTCGTTCAGCTTCTCCTGTTAAAAGACCTAACAGATTACCGCCAATTCCACTAGCTTCTAAAGCTCCTACTTTTTGTTTAGTTTCAAGGGAAGCTTTTTGTCTTTTCATAGCTGTTAATGCTTCTTTTGTTTTTAAATTTTGACCAGCAGTAGTAACTTTTAAATTTCTAGCGTCTTCTGCATTTTTTGCGTTAGTTAATTCTGTTTGATATGTTTGATCAGCTTGTTTTTGAGCAGCAGTTCTCATAGCTAACCCTTGGAATAATCCTATGCCTGTTGCTATTGCTGGTAATACTGCACACATTTAAGCAATCCTCATAAATTCGTAGAAAGGTTTACTATGTTCTCCATATTCTGCTTGGTAATTAATGAATGTAAACCCTAAAGACCTTAACCACTTTATAGCAGAATCATTCTCTGCATATACCATATTGTATAACAAATTATAATTTTTCAACAGACCATCTACCCATTTCCTACCTTGTCTTATTAATTGTATTTTATATTTTTTATTATTAAACAACTCATCTGTAGCAAGCATCCATATACAGCCATCGTGACATACCCCACATAAACCCATAGGTTGATCTTCATCTCCAGCAATAGCTAAGACTTGTTCTCCAGATAAATATGTTAGACGTAAAGCGTCTTCAGGATCTTGTCCTGTTTGATATAAAGCTTCTAATCTATCCATTTGTCTCATGTTTGCACATACATAATTTAAATCTTTTAATTTTGCTTTTCTTAAATATCCCATTATCTTCTATTAGACCTCATATAAAACATAGCTTCGTATTCTGCACTCGTTAATTTAGTTGGTAAATAAGTAATGTTTTTTACATCTACTGTTACTCTATCTGCTCTACTCATTACTGGAACTTTAAAAGTACCTGTCTCTAATTTAATATCATTAAGAATACTATTATCAGATCCTAATACAGATGTAAATTCATAAGTTGAAGTTGTATTATTATCTGGAGTAACTTCTACTTTTATAAAACCTGTATCTTCAAATTTTAAATAAAAATGTTTAATTTGTAATCTGCCACTAATTAATTCATTACCTTGAGTAGGACTTTCTGTAAGACGTTGTTGTGCAAACCTGTAATGCATTTCATAAGGTTCTCCAATTATAAATTTGGTACGTCTTACATCTCCAACAACAAAAATAGTTTGATTACCTCCTACGCTATTAAGTGCTAGCATTTGTTGTCCTGGAAAATTATTTTGTTGTATTCCTTTATCATCTATAACATAACTTGATTCTCTTATAGAGCATACTGTACTGCTAGTAGTTCCTAAATTAGAAGAGCCTACAAGAGTAAAAGTATTATCATCAACTTTAGTTATAAGAAATTTACCTGTAAAACCATTTCCTAAAGCTACATATTCAGCAATAAATTCTACGTCTGGATTTGCATAATTTGAAATAGCTGCTATTGGTAAAACAACTTCAACTTGATCGTCAGTAATAAAACCATGATTAGTCTTTGTAATTGTAACTGTATTATTAGAAGTTGTACTGCTATAGGTTGCAAGTACAGCAGGTGCTAAGTCTCTTGTTATAACATCCATAACAGTGTCAAGTCTATATGGAACTGTAACTGACGAAAGTTTTGTAGAAGTGTCATAGGTTATAGAAACTCCAGTACTAGATTCTGTAATTTTTCTATCCAAATGAAATTCATAAGTTGAATTTTCTTCTTTAAAATCTGGTTCAAAAGGTATCTTTTCTAAATTAACTTCTGTTGTAATATTCTCACTTTGAACAATATCTTCAGTCACTATAAATAAATCACTACCTATAAAATCTATATTTTTAATAGCTCTGCCTTCTTCAAAAGTATAAGTAAACCACGAATTTAATATTTTTTCACCTTTACCACCGTACAACCATTTATTTACATATAATTTATTTGAATTACTTGCTCCTAATAAAATTAAAATATCTTCATTAGTAGAAATAGCAACTCGATAAATATCGTTAGGAAGTAATCTCGGAACATGAATTGTAAGGTTAGCAGCATCTTTTACGTCTACTCCACTTTGTGTAACGTATTCTCTAAGACCAGCAAAACTCCCTTTGCTTGTAAGGTAGTAAATAGAACTACCAGCACCAACAGGTGTTGCGGCATCACTACTCTCAAATTCTGTTGCAACTAAGACGTTAGCTGTTTTAGGTGTAAGATTATCTGCTGAACTACTTAAAACAAATTGTGTTTGGTCTGAAAATAATATTAATTTTTCTCCCATGTTTACAGCATTTTTAAGAATAGCTACTTTTGTATGTGAAGCAGCAACATCAATAGGATCACTGTCTATAACTGTCAATACAGTTTCAGGAAAAAATTCAAAGAACTTAGATACAGTTGATAAAATTACATTATCATTAGCCAAGAAACCTAATCTATTTCTAAAGAAAAACACATTATTTATTTTAGCACCAATAAAAGAAGGGTTTTTTGCAGACTCTAAATCTCCAGTAAGTCGTTCTCCCCATATAGGTAGTCCGTAAGTCGGCACACCAAAAGTAGCATTACCACTTGTCGATAAACTAGTCGCAGCAGTATATGTAAAAGTATTAGCATCAGCAACACTTACTATAGTAAAGTCTCCGCTAACAGCAGTTCCTGAACTATATATAATATCTACCGTATTACCGACAGAAAAACCATGATTACTAGAAGTCACAGTTACAGTAGTTCCTGATTGTGAATAGGTAGCTGAAGTCGGATGACTTAATGCATATGTACCACCATCTACTCTTGCAAATCTAAACTTGCCATTAGCCTGTCTAAGCAAAACGTGTGGCATTGTTGAGTAATTAAATTTAAACTGAATACCTGGTGCTGCACATTCTTGCCATTGACCTTCTTCAAAAGCTCCTCCATTATTAGTGACAAACTTTACATAATAATTATCAAAATTAGTAGAATCATCACCTTTAATTTCTACGACCATTCCGTCTGGTGAAACTGTAGGTAAGTCTGTAAATTGTTGTACTGCATTTTTTACAGTTGTAATTTGCGAATTACCTTGAGTATCAGTTGAATCTACTGAAAAATCAGAATTGTCATTCTTTTTTATATGTAAGACAGGACCATTTTGTGCAATAGTAAATCCAGTAAGCGCAGCATCTAGCTGAGATTTTATTGAAGTTGCAACCGTTGATGTACTTAAAGGATTATCTGAAGAGGTGTTTTTACTAACAGTAGTGCCATCAACTGTAACTGAATAAATCGTTGCATCAGAAACTTGATTAAAAAATACTATTGCTTGTGTATTACCACCAGTTGATAAGGTTGAATCCATTGCAGTAGTAACAGTTGTATTAACAACAAAGGTATAATCAGCAATAGTTATAGTTTTAATTTGTGATCTAGGAGTAGTACAAGATAAATAAGTAACTCCGTCAGGTTTAATTACATCTATTTCAGTACCAGCAAGATCAAAAACTCTTACATTATTTGTCGTAAATATAACAACATACCTTTCTGTTATATCTCTATTAATCATATGAACCTTGGCATCACCTATCGTAGTTTCACCAGTAATTAAATTAGATACAAACTGAGAACCAGAACGTTTTACAAGACCTAATACAGGATCGCTATCAGCATTATCTTGTATATCAGCATGATCAGGTTTTTTTGTGGCATCAGAAGACTGCGATATACCTCTCAATAAAGTAGGTATTGATCTAGAAATAAGAGCCATAGCTATCTAATTAAAACATTTGCTGGAGAGTAAGTATCAAACACGTTAGTAAGAGATGGATCTCCTCTTAAAAGATTATGATCGGCATTAGCTAAATCAGTTTCTAATAATACTGCTCTTGCTCTTGCTTCGTCTTGTTGAGTGTAACCTCTTAAACCACCATCTCCGACTAATCTATCAATAAAAATACGAGCTGCTTTAATTGTTATATAGTATCTTGCTTGTTCTGGTATCTCTTCAAAAGTTCTAAAATATACGACTGTAGATATAAGATCATTTTCAAATAAAAAAGTATTATTTAATCTGTCATACATTTTTAATCCACGTTGTATTGGATCAATTGAAGGGTGTTGATGAATATTAGAATCAATTCTTAAAATATCATTTGGCAAAACTATTTCTTTTGTAACTTCATTTCTAATTAAAGTTACATCAATCTCTGTGTTAAAACTCCAACCTTCACTTTGTACTGCTTTGTTTTGTTCTTGCAAAACATCTAAAGCTATTTGAGCATCAACAGGTAAAACTGTATTATTAAAGATTTGACCTGTTGTTTCATTAATTGTATTAACAGGAGATTCTCCTATAGCAGCCAACATAATATTGACGCTTTCTAGTTTGGTGGTTGCAGCTACAGTACTCATGTTTTTTTAGCCTCCGCTTTGTATTTTTTTAAGTTTTTCTTTTTTTAATTTAGCTTTTTCTTTAAAGTATCTAGCTTTTTCACCAAGACTTGTCTTGCCTGTATCTTTCATTTTACTTTCATAGAAGTCAATGTAATCTTGACCTGTTAATTTTTTTTCCTTTTTACCAAACATGATTAATATTTTTTCCCAATACTAAGAGTTTTTCTTGTATTTGTCGATTCTTTCTTCTTTTGTTTGTTTTTTTTCTTTGGTGAATAATCCATAATTACCTTGCTAATTCAAGTGTTTTTCTTTGTTGATCAACTTTTTTTCGTGCTTTTTTGTTTGCTTCTTTTTGCATTCTTTCTTGTTTTTTCTTCATCCTTTCTTCCATCTCTTTCCTTATCATTAGTCTATATCTTTCCTTGAAATCAGGTGGCATTTTTCTAAAATTAGAATCAGACATAATAAATAAAAAAAGGGCATCTAATAATAAGATACCCTATAAATTGAAATTTAGAAGTATTAAGAAGCAGATAACTTAATAGTAGCTGCTGCCTCTGGTCTTAGGATTCCATGCCCAAGTGCATACTTCGCAACCATCAATGTACCTTGATACATTGTAGCGTAGTCCTGGCCTGTGATCTCAGTTGTCATGTCCATTAGCTTAACTGTTCCCACAGCCGACTTATGGAAGACAAGACCGATAGTTTTACTATCGTCACCATTGTAAGCATTGTTCTCACCTGAAGCTGCTGACCTGTTTGATTGAGGTATGTTGTTTGACTTCATGATTGGGATGCCAGCAACTTGCTGTACAGCACCAGAAGCAAACGAACCATTACCTCCACCTGGGTTGAAGTCAACATTTACAGTTCTTGTAGCAGACTCAGCAAGTTTGTAATACTCAGCAGGTGGCAATACACAGAAACGATCTGTAGGAGGGATGTCTCTCTCGTCAAATGTTTGTGCAATGTCATAGATAGCTGCTGCTATCTCATCACCTGTCACATCAGAAGATGCTGTATTACCATTAGCAAGAGTTAAGGTAAGTCCACCTGCAATACCTGTAAGTGTTGAAGATGCTCTAGAAGCTTGGGCGATCATTTTAGATACGTTTTCATCGTATGTTTTAGCAATCGCTTTACCTAATTCATCAGCGTAACTTGCCCTGATATCATAGTGGTTTTTCAACTCTTCGAGGCGACTTACAAAAACGTCTGCGACAAGTAGGTCGTCAATACTTATGACACGCTCACCATGTCTGATCTGGTTGCCCCCTGTCAGTAAATTTCCTGGTGTATGGAAAGATGCAGTGGCGGTGCCTAAAACTGGAAATTGTGCCGATTTGCCTGAGGTTATTGTGCGAACAGAATGAAGTTGCTCGTTGAAGATGTTGTTACGAGTGAATGCCGTAAGAACTTCTCCGCTGAACACTTTCAGGAACAGAGCATCAAAGTCTGTTCCAGTATTATCGACAAGACCCAGACGTGATACCGTAGCGTTACTCATGGTAAAAAGTTTGGATTAATTGAATAAAATTTAAGAAACTTACTTCGCTACTGTCTGTTCTCTCAAGTGGTATCTGACGCATCAGGCACTTTTGATATTAAGATTTTCGCTTTGTAGTTTTTACTGACCCACATTTCCACTTGCGTAGAGCAAGGGCTTTGCGAGTTGACTTGCCATTTTTTTTAAGTGGTCCTTTTACTTTCGACATTCTTGCACAAAAAGATTTCCTTCTTGCTTTTTGTCTAGGTGAAAGTCCACTTGTTTTTGTGACAGGTGCTTGCAAGTTACTACCTGTCTTAAGCTTGAGGTACGCTCTACCTTTAGCAGTCAAGCCCCCAGAGGGACTCTTATGCTCTTTTCGTAGAGAGACACCCTTCGCCATAAAAAATGAAAGTTATTTAAAATATAGCATTATTGCTGAAGTTTTAAAGTATGTCTGTAAGAAATTTTTTCACCACTAGTTTTTTCTCTTTTAAATTTAGCTTTCTCTTTACTACTCATTTCACTTGTAGTCTTTGGAGTTTTTTTACTAACTCTCTTTGAAGGTCTGCAAGCAGGGTAGGCACGACTCTCACCTTTTTTACGACCACAAGGCTTGCCTGTTTTTACATCTACCCACTTTTCATCAAACCATCTTTTAAGACTCATTACTTTATGTTTGAAAAATACTCAGGACAAGTATCTTCGGTATATGTAATGTTTATATTACCAGCAACAATAAATCTTTGTTTATTAGATTTATTAGGAAATGCTGCGTGCCATAACCAAGAAGGAAATAATATTAAATCTCCTTCTTTTTGTTCTTTTGGTATTATTTCATCTCCTTTTAAATTTACGAATCTAAATAAAGTTTCATCAGCAGGTTTAATAAAATGAACAAAACTTATTGCAGCATTATGACAACTGTTTGGGATTGGATGAAAATGATGGTGAGCAAAATGACTATTTCCGTTTAAATAAAGTTGACCCCACAAATGATAGTTATATTTAGTTGTAGTTTGCAATCCTAAATTCGACATAATATCTGAAATTATTTTATGATATTTTTCTTTCCAAATTAATTCTGGTTTAGGGTGATGAGGAGGAAAACTAGTATAATTATCATTTTCAAAAGGTACTTTAGATTTATACTCAGAAAGTACAAACTCAATTTCTTCATCAGAAAATTTTATATTACTATGAGTCCAATAAGGTGGTGTAAAAATAAGTTTCTTAAGACTCATTTGCCTATTTGTTTTTGTGCTTTGTTGTGAGCAGATTTAAATGATGTACCTTCACGCATTAGCTTCTTCATCATGTCCATATGTTTTTTGGAATGATGCTCTGAATGTTTCTTCAGATTTTTCATCTGACTAAGCGTAAGCTTTTTCATGCTTTTTTGTAGCTACCGCCAGCAGCTTTATACTGTCTTACAAGTTGTCCGCTTGCATAAGCAGAAGGCCACTTCTTCACAGTACGTTTTACCTTGGCTTTTATTCTTGCATACAACTCTGGGTTTGTAGGCTTATTCGCCATTATCCTCCTCTCTTAAAGACATCGCTTTCACGCAATCTTTCTTCTACTGTTTGTCTATAAGTTACATCAGTCTTATATCGAGGATCATTCATAGCAACAGTTACTTCTGATGCTGATCTAAATGGAGCTAATCCATTAGTAGATTGTCTTCCTGTTACTAAATCTGGTTCGATACCCATAGCGTTATTGTATTGTGAATAAAGTCCTTGTACTGCTAGTTTAATTGCTGGAGCTGATCCTGTCTTTGTCAGGTTATCAAAAGCATCAATATCATCAGCAGTTAAATTTTCATTTGCCCAAGATTTCATTTGTTCATAACCTTGTTCTCCACCAGCAATATCTTTTATACTAGCTATTTGTCCTTTGGCAATTTCTTCTACATCACCTTGAGATCTAATACCATCTAAATAAGTATTGATAACCTGTTCTGAAAATCCTCCCTCTTTTAATTTTGCATAGTCATCATCACTTATATTTCCGCTTTCTAGAAATCTGTTTGTAATGTCTTCTGGATCAATACCAACTTCATTTAAGACTTCAGCAAGACCATCACCATATATTTCTTGATAATCTACCTCTTCTGTTTCTGTTTCTACCTCTTCTGTTTCTGTTTGTTCTTCTACATTACCTTCTGGTTCTTCTCTAGTTTGATCTATAGCACCAAGCTTACCTTCGAGTTCTTTATAGCTTGCAGCCAAATCTTCAATAGATTTAAACTTACCAGCATATAGACCATTTTCGTCTTTTAAACCTTCCAAGTCATTAGCAGACATTGGTGGTGTTTCGGCTACATTTACTTGTGATGAAGTCATAAGTGGTTACTTAACTAGAATGAAGTGTACTGCCATGTCTTGTGGTTACATCATTAGAAGAAGTATCTACTGATGGTTCTTTTACAATAACAGGTTCTTTTACTACAGGTTTTACCACAGGTACATGTGGTTTGGCAACAAACTTACCGTTGTCATCCCTCTCCCTGGACTTCTTCTTGGTTGGCATTTAACTCCTCCGTTAGTTGTTGTGCTTGAGCATTATTTTTAGGATCAAGTAATTTAGATCCAAGAGCAGCAGGTCCAAGAGATTGAATTAACTGTTGCTGTTGAGCTTGTTGTTGCTCTGCTGCAATCTGTTCTGCTGTCTTAATTAGATTAGTAGTGTCAATTCCGATGGAAGTAGCAAGACGTTTGACTGCTTCATCCACGTTTACGAACTGACGCATCACATCTGGACCAAGAGCTTGAGCCACAGTACCGATAAACTCAATGAGTTTATTTCTGTCGTTACCCCTGCCAAGACCTTGAATCCCTGTCACTATCTTAGGCTTAACTAATTTTTCTGGCAAGGCTTTAACTTTTCCAGACCTTACCATCATGTGCATACGTCTTTTCAGGAATGGTATTTGGAACTCCTGGGATAAAATAGAGTACGTGCCACCCAATGAGTTCTCAAGTTCTTGGGCTAATAGATTTATCTCGGCTGCTGTTACTCTTTCAGCTTGTCTCTGAACAGAACTAGCCATAAGAAAAGCATCAGCAAGTCTAGCTTCTATCCGTTGCATTGCTTGTTGTGCTACAGCGAAGTCCCCTTGCTTTCCTACTTGCATTACACTTACATCAGCAGCAGATCCTTCTCGTATTGCACCGTTGGGAGCTTTTGCTAAAGTTGCTGCCCTGGTCTGGCCGTTAGGATTTACGAGAAATAAAACTTTTGCACTAGCAGCAGCACCTTCTATAACTGCTTGAGTTAAAGCTTCAAGAGATATAAGATCTCCTCGATACTCTTCAACGTACCCACGACCATAATCTTCTCCATCAATTCGGACCCAACGTAATAAAATCCAAGGGGAAACATCAGCCTTAGATCTTCCATCGCTACCAGGAATCTTTTCTCCTTTACATTCTTGATGCCACATAAAGTCATCACCATATCTTTTTATGCAAGTATAAATATCAATTTCATCTCCCATAGTTTTCTCATCATAATTATCTTTTTGTTGAATTTGACTTAAAAACTTAGGAGGTAAAGCTTTAGGGCTGATAGATTCTTTTGTAATTATTTCTAATACGTTACCGACTGAATCTCTTTTTGAAACAAACTTAGATAGTGGGTAAACTTTTAATCCTTTATCTGTTAAGTAGAGAAGAACATTACCTCCAACAATTAAATGCTTGAGTGCTTCAAACATAGCTACTCGATCATTTGATACTTCTATCTCATCCATTAAAGCATTTTCATATGCCCTCAAACCTTTATCTATTTCACTTTGTATTTCAGTTTGCCCTTCTTGCATAAGTTGAAGTTGATCTATTGTCAACTTAAAAAATGCAGTACTAGGAGGGAGTAATGCTATAAGCAGCTTTGATGCAAGACTGTTAACCGCTTTGGCTCCGAGGGCTTGAAACGGAGTTTTGATTCTAGCCCTTGTACCAGTTGTAGACTCTGGAATAAGACTTGGCAAAGTCAGCTTAGAAGAATCTTTAGCCTCTCTTTCAAAAGTTGACCTTGCACTAGCTAGCTGCTCGTATCTACCAGCAGCAGTCTTGCCTCCTTGTGAGTACTCCATTTAACTTATGTTAAGGTTAGGATCTTTTCCTGTATCTAATCTTCCTAATCGTAATGAAGCTGTACCGCCAAGATCACTTCGTCTACCTTTCAAACCTGAGCCTGGCATGTTTGCTTTCTTTTTTCTTGTGCCAGAAACAACAGCCTTAGTAGTTTTTTCTGGAGCTGGAGCTGTAGGTCTTGGGGGTGGTAAGGGTTTAGGAGCCTTTGGTGGGCACATAATTAATTCTCCAAAAGTTTGTTTGTTAACATTGTTTCCTTTTGACGTTTTTGTTGTTCAATTAAATAATCTACAACATAACGCTGACCAGCCTTAAACCATACTTCTTTATCTGACATAGATAAATCAGGATGACGATTAGGAAAGACAGAATCTAACCCCTTTATTAAATCATCTGAGAGAGAAGGTAAACTATTGTTCACAAAAATTAAAGGGTTATCTCTATATTATATGGTACATTAGAAATAACAAGGAGTGGTTCCCTTGTTGCAAAAGCGGAAACAATAAACAACCTTAAGAGAGTGGTTCCTCTTAGGGTTGTTTTGCTTTATGGCTGCCAAAGTTTTACTTCACCTGTTTGAAAATTATAATCTCCATCTCTTAATATTCTTGTAAGTCTTGCATTGAGAATAGCATCGGCAACAGTGTACCCTTTCTTTGTATAGGTTTCTTGCACTTTAGACCATAGTGCTTCTGTAGTATCAGGTGTGTCAGCTAAAGTCTTGCCAGCAGTAACCATACCCATACCTTTAAGACCTGCGATACCATCACCTGAGTCACCTGCTAGTGACATCTCAAACCAATGTCTGTTAGCTTTCTTCTCTGTTATATGTTCTACTTCTTCAGCAGCTAATAACTTACAAGGTATAGTCTTCATGTCTTTGTCTACTGAAACTATTATTGGATCTTTATATCTTCCGTTAGTAGCCAGCAAACCGAGAACATCATCGCCTTCTAAGTTTGGATAAGCAGCATACTCATATCTATTTTTTATTTCTTTAATAGTATGCTTTAAAGCTAAAGGTTTTATCTTACCTATCCTATTGATTTTGTACTCAGGAAATATTTCATGTCGAAATGTAGGGTAAGAAGTAAAGCACATAATTATGTCATGCTTACCTTCAGCTATAGATTTATAAACTTCTAATCTATTTTCAATAATATTAAGTGAAGTTCTTACATCACTATATTGAGTATGTTCCCACTCATTCCATTGAGTGTCCTCTTGTGCAGCACAACAAGAAGAGAAGACTAACCAATCAGCATCAATTAATAAAGTCATAGATCTCCAAAAGAATTTTCATATACAATTAGCCGACCTGTTTTCTGGTCGTATAATAATTTATCTACTTCACCTGTCATCCCTGTATGTCTTGACTTCAGTACCTTTAGCTGTAATCGCTGTCTCTCACTAGCATCCCCTGTCTGGTTTCTGGAAGCAGATAACACGACATCAGATAACTGAAGAAGACTATGCGATCCTCTCAAGTCTGAGGTATCAACCTCCCTGCCCGACTCATGTGATTGTCCTTGTGGTCTGCGTAAGTGACTGACCAATACAAGAGCTATACCTGTAGCTTCACATAAACTTCTAAGCTTGGTCATTATTATATCTATTGCTTTACGTTCATTGTCTAACTCTAAGCCTGACAAAACTATACTAATGTGATCGAGTATGACTACCTGGACTCCATCAACTGTTGCTAAATATCTGATCTGTTCTAGCAATACATCAGGTTCAAGACTTCCAAAATGATTGTATAAAAAAAGACTGCGACTTGATGTGAGGTTATCAAACGCAGTCTTCAGACTAATTTCATCTATGCCATCTTCATTTAAATGCAAAGGTACATTTAAGTCAATCCCCACTAAACCTTGAAGTGTTCTTTGTACTGATTCTTCTAGTCCTATATAACCAACCTTCAATCCTCTCTTAAGAAAGTGATGGCAAAGCTCCCTGCAAATTGTGGACTTACCTGCCCCACTTGCGGAAGCTACTGTAAAAAGTTGTGATGGAAATAAACCTTTTGTAAATTCATTTAATTTAGGAAAGGGAAAATCTGTCACAGCTTTACTTGTTTCTTTGGTAAACAAATCCCAAGCGTCTGCTGCATTGATTAAGCAGTCAGGTCTTACTGGCCTAGCCTTCCATAACCTATCTCTTACTAAGTCTCCTTCTCCAAGAGCAAGGTGATCGTTAACATCATTCCGATCTAACTTTGCTATTGCAACTTTACCTTTTGGTAAGACTTCTAAACACTTCTCTGCTGCTTTATTACCAGCGTCATCATTATCAAAACATAAGACTATACGACAATAAGTATCTAACCATTTGTAGTTAGCTGCCAAGTACTTAGCTGCTGATTGTACTCCTGATGGTATTGATATACAGGGAAACTTGTTGCCTTGTATTTGAGATCCACTCATGCAATCAATCTCAC